TTATGCTTACAAAAGAATTAATCATTTCAAGGAAATTCTCTCTCAGTTTCAAGGCAAGGAGACTACGCAGATTCCACCAGAGGTTGTTGAAGATATCAAGGTTCAGATTAAGAAGGAGAGAATTGACATATCACAGATTACCAACGCAAAAACCAAGGAGGTTCTTAAAAAACTGGGATACAATAAATACTATGAGCATATACCGTTTATTAAGGATAAACTTGGAATCAAACCGCCTGTAATGTCGCCAGAACTAGAAGAAACCTTGTGTAACCTTTTTTCTGAGCTACAAGCGCCGTATTCGAAATATTGTCCAGATGACAGAGTGAATTTCTTAAATTATTATTATACTGCGTATAAGCTTTGTGAATTGCTTGGTGAGGACAAATATTTACCATTATTCCCGCTATTGAAAGACAAGGAAAAACGAATAGAGCAGGACGCGATTTGGAAACAAATATGTAAGGAACTTGACTGGGAATTTATTCACACAGTCTAGATAAAAGGTCACCTCAAATTAAAACAAAATAATATAAATGCCTGTTTTATATTATTTTATATGCATGTATTTTTTACCATTTATTAAAATTTAAACTGTTTTTATATAAATGGGTAGGTTTAAGAATTTCTATACAACTTGTAATCGTGCTGGCGCAAGAGTTTATAACTTTGATAATCGTAATCCACGAATTATAGGTCAAAGACAACCACAACAAACGCTTATATCGACACCAGCGCCAACACCACCTATACCCGGTTTGATATTATGCCAACAATGCCTCGATTTTAGTGAAATAGATTTACATCGCAGTGCCGCAATTGTATTATCTTGTATGGATTTCAGATTGAGAGACAATTTAGATTGCAATCTTACACATATGGGGTATAAAAATAATTACGATGAGTTTATTTTAGCGGGTGCTAGCTTGGGATACAATGGTTTACTCGATTATAACTGGCAAACATGCGCAGATGCTCATATTGAACTATCTCGTGAATTACATGAAATAACCGAAATAATACTTGTAGATCACATGAGATGCGGTGCCTACAAGGCCAAATACGGCAATATTACTGCCATCGAAGAATATGAATATCACCGCGATAATTTAAAGAGTGCTGCTAAAACAATACAAGAAAAATATCCTTCATTTACTATAAAAAAATTTATTATTTCAATTGACGGTGGATCAATGGTGGATATAGATGCTTATACAGGCGGTTTTCCGTTTTTAGAGTTTTAATTCTCTGGTCTATACGGGAATAATTTTAGTAAATTGGTGTTATAAATAGAGAAATTGGGGTTGGAACTATTGGCTCCCACTCCATTTCCAAAACACATACCGCCTCGCTGCTTACGCGTATGTCCTCGAGACTTTTTTCCACGGCGACTCTTTAATATTCGTCGTTTAGACTTCTTCCTCATTTGTTTCGTCATAATATATTAACAATAGATTAAATATATTATAAGCTTAGTTACTTGTTATAATTTCAGTTTGTTATTATAATCTTAGGTTGACTTAAAATCCCCCGGGGAATTTGACCAAGTTGGCACCGATACCGAAACCAGCACCGGAGCGGGCAGTAGCACCCATGCTGGGGACATAGGTGTCAAGAATGCTGAATGTGGCGGCAGCAGTCAAGGCAATCAACACGATTTCCTCAATATTCAAGGAACGTTTAGGAATAGCATAGGCAGCAATTGCCACCATTAAACCCTCAACAAGATACTTAATGATTCTCTTAACAAGTTCAGCGACGTTAATCAATCCGTTCATTATACTAAATCAAAAGAAAAAAAATATATATATTGCGATAAAAAACTTAAAATTAAATACTCTAAATAACTAAATGGATCGATCCAAAGGTAAAGGTGTTGAAAGAAAGCAACTTAACGGCAAGCCCAATCCCAAATATGTTGATTTGTTGGAGGAGGATAAACCAATTGCTGGTCAAAAGTTCGCATGTATATCATTTTGTTCTCCCGAAAAAATTCTCAAGGAAAAACAGGTGTTCTTGTTCGAGGAATTCCTAAAGGGTTGGGATTTTAGTAAATCAATGGAGAAGTTTGTTCAGTTTCTAAACTTTGTTTCTTATAAATACAACGTTTCGTTTGACGAGGTTTCTAACGATTTTAAGGAGTTTGTCAAGGAGGAGCGTGAAACACTTATTAAATCCAGCATGGACGACGACTATAAGACATTTATCGATAAGAACGAAGATGAGTTACAGAAGAAGTTTGATATCGCGCACAACTTTCAAACAAATACTCGCGGTTTAAAAATTCGTGGCTCTTACCCTTCACAAGAAGAGGCTGAGTTGCGTTGTAAGCTATTGCGTGAGGCAGACCCAAATCATGATGTATATGTTGGTCCGGTTGGTATGTGGATGCCATGGGACCCTGAAGCATACAAGACTGGTCGTGTTGAGTATATGGAGGATGAACTAAATCAGTTGATGAGTGAGAAGACGAAGAATGAGGCAAACGCCAAGAGTGCTTTTGATCAGCGCGTCAAGGAGACGAAACAAAAGGCAATCGACGAAAATATCAAGGCTGCTGAGAAGTCTGGAAATACACTAACTCAAACCATCGATGAGAAGGGCAATTTGGTCGGCGTAAATAGCGCGAACACACAGGAATTCGCTCTCAGAGAACAGGAGAATATTTCTACCGCTGATATTTGTATGGAATTGTTTGAGGGTGAAAATATTGTTTCTGGTAAAACGGATAATGGTGCGAGTCAATTAGTCAGTGGACCATTCGCTCAAAAAAACAACCTTGAACAGGTTGATTAAAAACTCCGGAAAATTAAATGATAACAGTATTAAAAATAAACATATAAAAACGTTTTATAAATAATATAAAAATGAAAATTTGTTATATTATTTCTACTTGCGATAAGTATCTCGATAATCGAGTCAAATTTCAACTTGATTCATGTTTAAAGCACGTTCCAAATGAGGATATTTATTATCTAACATCTAGACCCGATATCTCGAAGAGGCAATTTGGCTGGTATGCTATGGACGATGACAAAAACATAACATGGAAATATATCCATTTTATTTATAACATGAATATACCACATTATGACTGGTATATATTTATCGATGATGACACGTTTGTTTATAAAAACAGACTGCAAAATTTATTAACAAATTATAACTGTGAAGATTGTTATTACATTGGCAAAGAGTTAGATCATATAAAGAGAGAATTTTGTTTGTATATGTCCGGAGGGGCTGGATATGCTATATCAAACGCGTTATATGCCAAAATTACAACCTATGTAAAACAAAATGGAATTAATAATTGTTTTAAACATTGGTGCGACGACTTGTGTATTGGGTTGTGGATACAAGAGATGTCAAAAGATACAAAGATAAATCAAATTAACAGCGATTTATTCAATGTAGGTCTGCATGCGAACGAAATGGAATTACAAAACGCAATAACATTTCACAAGGTCACAACAGAAGATCAATTCATCTTTTATAACTCAGTAGAAGATGCGCAAGTGATTATAACAGAAGAGAGAAACAAAGACTCTACTGTATTTACACTAATCACTGACACGGGTTACTTTGTCCGAGCCAAACGAACCATTATTGATTTGAGGACAAGGGGCAACTGGCGTGGTCAAATTGTTTTAATAACTATTGGGTTCAGTGCGAATAAAAATTTTATCGAGTTTTATAATGTAACCGAAGTGTCATTCCCTTCGATAGATAAGAGCAATCTACTTGAAAAAATTGGGTTCAATGGGTTTATAGATACGACGGATAAGAGAGAAATTAACAAATTAAACCAATGGGAAAAATTACACGTATTCGACGAACATTTTATGCGGTGGTCTCGAGTTGTATATTTAGATGCGGGGCTTCGCGTTCTAGATGATGTTAAATATCTACTTGAACTCGAATATAAGGATAGAATATTAGCTCCCAAGGATGGGAAATTACATGATGACACATCGTCGTTTAAATGTCAATTGAGTTACGATAATCCCGACCTGATAGCCAATCTGCAGCGCGAATTCGGTGATCAAATTTTGACTTCGAATTATATGCTTAATTGTATGTGGATATATGATACAAATATACTGCGACTATGCGACAAGACGCAACTAATAGAAGCGATGAATAACTATACCTTGTGTAAAACAAATGAAATGGGAATTATGAATATAATGTTACATTTTAAATATAACTTATGGGAGCGGTTGCCTATTAAAGCGTCAAACGGTAAGATTCTATTTGATTGGTGTGAATTAAATAATCCAGGAACAAAATGGAGTAATTATTGTTATATTAAATATCCAGTGACAATTAGTTTTGAAGATTGTTAGCTTATATTTTGTTTTTACTTAATTTGGCGTATCTTTATTTTTCAAAATCCGCCTTATTTGGGAAA